GAGTTAATGTAACCTTCTTACTTTTAGAAGTAGGAGGAGTTCGTGAACTTCCTGCTACTACCTGTCGAGGGGCCTTCTTCGGTTGACCCTCCCCGAATTTATGAGGGAAATTAACTTTCATTCGATTGTCAACTTCATCATAAAAGTCTGATGAACTAGGATCATATCCTTCTTGCTTCAGCTGCATATCTATTGCTAATGCTGAGGCTGTCATGACTTGATCTTGTCCAAACCAATTGTTATCTGGCTTCTTGCTCCACTCTACTGCCACCGGATCAAACTCTTGTTGTTGTGTCTGAGCTTGAGGCTGGGCTTGAGCTTGCATACCTTGGTATGGCTGAGCTTCTACTTCTTTCTTAACACGTTCCAGATGACTCTTATCTTTACTAATATCATTTAAGTCTACTTGTGCTTTAGATATTGCCTCCTGAGAAGCTAACATCTTTTCTTTATTGCCACTATCATAGGCATCAAGATAACCTTGTTTAGCCATCTCTAAGTTTTGCTGAAGTAACTTTTCATTACTAGTATTAGCAGTCTCTCTAAGATTTAAAGAACCTTTAGTCATTTCTGATTGAGATTTCTCTAAAGCTTCTATACGTGCCTGAGCTTTTATTAAAGCTTCTTCACGTTCTTTTCTCTGCTTAACTAGATGTTGTATTCTTTTAGAAGCACCATCAGTATCAATACCTTCTAACTCTGGTATTTCTTTTTCTGCTTTTACTTCTTCTTTTACTTCTTCAACAACTTCTATCTTTTCTTCTGGTTCTTCATTCTCTACTTCGTATGCTACTTCTTCTTTTTTTGTGGATGAGCCAGTAGTGTCTATCTCACTCCATTGTTCTTCTTCAGCCATTTATCTTCTCCATAGTTTGCGAACACTAAGATTACGCATAGTTATTTTATACCATATAATAAGTTACTAAGCAACTAAGTTAATGCTTGTATCCAATAGTGATGGGTCTTTTATTGTCATTAATACTTGATCATCATATATTAATAACATCTTCACACCTTGATAAACAAACTTAGTACCAGTTAGTTTACCATAGCATACATAATCTCCTTCTTTACACCAAGGTCCAGTAGGAAATTTAGATTCATCCCCGTAAGATAAGTCACCTGTTTTTAAAACTCTACCTACAGTTGTAAGATAGGAAAGGTCATCCTGTAATTTACTAGGAATAATAATACCACCCTTAGTCTTTTTCCTTGCAGTAACAGGTCTTATTAAAATATGAAAACCGGGAATGCTTGGAAGTTCTTTTGGGTCAGCTACTTCTTCTTCACTTATCCATTCATCATTAGCTATAGAGTTAGCCATACTAGGATGCATCATTAAATTTCTTCTCCTTCTTCAGTCTGCCATTTAATACCATTTTGTTTTTTTTCATGCTGTTCAGGATCTACGTCCGGTATAATTTTCCAATCACTATCTTTACGAGTTGTTGGATCACAGCTTCCATAAACAATTTTAATATCTTCAGGCTTATCTATATTAAAATCTATAAGGTCATCATAGTAAGGACCTACTTTAGTTTTGAATGTATAGGATAACATTCTTTCACAATTTTCTGAACTTAAATCTTTAGAGTATGGAGCACTTTCAAATCTAGTACAATCCCCATTAAAACAAATGAGGAGTATAGCTACATGAAATATTTCCATTATTAAAACTTAAACTCTTGTTCAAAAAATATAATACCATCATCATCTATGTTAGAATTAAACTGATTCATATCTTTACCAGTTTCTCTGTCCCAACCAAATCTAATAGTATTACCACTTACTTGTTTGTATTTACCAAACACTCTCATTTTACTTTTCTCATCTTCGTCCATATCAAAATAATAACGATACCCAGCAGACCAACCCGGAAGTGTACTGTATCCATTATTTATTTCTGTAGCTTCTGCTTCAACAGAAGGCTTCATAAATACAACACCACCAATTATTATTCCAGCAATTATTACAATCGCTATCCAAACCATTTTAGTCATCTTCTATCCTTTTTTTTATTATTGTTATAAGTTTATCCTTTGATAGTTCAATACCATGTATGGTACCTACCATCAGCTTATAATGGTTATAGTCTTCTATTGCTCCAGATGCAAGCATTTCTTTTAAGTATTCTTTTTCTTGATCTAGAGCATCTTTAATCTCGTCAAACATATCCATTAAGTTTTAGCTTTTTTCTTAGCAGATGCACTTAAGTCTTTTAAATGAAACAACTTTTGAGAAGTCTTTGTATGAGTCTTTCCTGTATGTAAAGAACCATCTGCCATCTTATGATTGGTACCTTTAAATAAAGAACCATCTTTCTTATAATGGTTAACACCTTTCATGTTTTTTTTCCTTTCTTCTTTTTCTTTTTATCCATGGCTATAGCTACAGCTTGCCTTTGTGGATACCCTGCACTAATAAGTTCTTTAATATTATAGTTAACAGCTGTTTTACTCTTACCTGTTTTTAAGGGCATCAGCATTTTCCACTTCACTAATTTTAATTAAATTATCAATAGCTCTTTCAGCTTGTCTCTCATCTCTTTCATCTCCTTGCTTCTCAGCATCAAGAGCAAGACGAGCAGCTAACTCAGCATACTTAGTACCTATTTCAGTATTCTTTACTTCAAGTTTACCAGCTGCTTCTAAAGCTTTAATAGCTATCTCATCTTCTTTAAGATTAACTTCACGATCTTTAATAGCTAAAGTTGCTGCATCTTTTGCTGCATCTAGCTCAGCTTTCTGTTCGTCTAGTTCAATACGTTGTTTTTCATTCAGTAACATTTGTTGTTCAGGAGATACAGCAGCTTGCATATTCATATTAGCTTGAGCAATTTCTTGTGCAGCTTGAGCCATAACCATTTCCATAGTTTGTGGATCATTAGCAACACCACTTGCTTGTACCATACCACCAAGTTGTTCTTGGTACTGTAGTAGTATATGTTCACGTATGTTAGCTTCAAGAAGAGGTTTACCCTGAGCCATTAAAGGATTACCACCTATTGCAGGGTCTTCCATGAATGCAGTCTTAAAGATAATATGTGCTTTGTGATTCTGTCCCGGATAAGCTTTAATAGGTTGTCCTTGGCTTAGTGCCATAATATCACCCATTGGATCTCTTGGTTCTGCTTTAGGTTCCGGTGGCATAACTTGTTCCAGATTAGGAAAGTTTAATGCTAATAATACTTCACGATACAAAGCTCTCGTATCAAAAGTACCCGGAGGTGTCTGTTGTGCCAGAGATAGAGCCATCTGACTTAAGGCTGCTCTGTGTGCACTACTTGGTATGTTAGGATCAGACACAGGTGACACATCTACTCTACCATCAAAGTCTTTTTTAAATATAGATACGTCTCCACCTATCACTTCATAAGGATAACTATCAGGTAAGAAGTTATAGTTAATCTGTGCCAGTAATTGGAACTCATCTTTCTGAGACTTGTGTAATCTTTTATGTATAGCTGTAAAGAACTTACTACTTGCCTCTATCAGAGCCATAGTAGTACCTACTGGTCCTGCATTTGTTGAGTCTGCTATAACTTGTTCAGTAGAATCAGCGAACTGACCACCAGTCTTTACAACAAAGTCCATCATAGCCATAAGAGTTTGTGATGGTTCTTTGTAGGGTAAAGGTATGATAGCTTTACTTAGGTCAATGCCGGTAGCTTCTACCTCCTTAAACTCACCCGGAGCTATAGGAGCATTGTCTCCGACCATTCTAACACCTCTTGCCTTAAACCCACCCGGTAGATTAGCAAACTGACCAGCATCTACTAGTGATCTCATGGCAGTTGTTGCTGTCATAGTTAAGTTACCAAGGAAATGTATAAGGCCTAGACCATAGAAACCAAAGCCCGGTACATACTTATAGTGTGTAAAGTGTAGTTTCTTCTGGAACTTGGGGTCATTCTCATCATAATTCCTACGTATACATAGAACTTTTCTAGACTCATGGTCTACAGTTACCACGTATGGTATAGCTACTGCATCCTCATCCTCGTCATCAAGATTTAAATAACAATGTTGTTCCAGTAAAGTATATTGTGGATCATTAGCTTCTCCTTGAGCTAGTCCCATAATCTCATCCATCTTAGAACCAATAGGAGTTTGTTCTGGTGTACCAGCTTGAGGTAAGTTTACATCAGCATACATGCCACTTACTATATCTCTTTTAATATCGTTAGGAGATTTATAAATGACATGAGTATACCTATCTGCTCTACGTAAATCTGTTGCATAGTATGACACATAGAATTGATCTATAGGTATGTACTCAGATACCGGACGTTCTAATGTCATATCATAATAAATTTTCTTGAAAGAGGAACCGACTAATGGTAAGTTAAAAAGCATTCTTTCAAACTCATCAAAGTATTCTGGCATCTGATCAGTCAACTGGTAATTCATAAACTGTTTAACACGTTGAGCTTGCATCTCACGTTCCGGTGTTACATTACCTAGTATGGCTGTCTTAACTGGTCCTCCTGAAGGAAAGAGTTCTTGGCTGGCTTTGGATTGAAACTTTACAGCTGATTCAATCAAGAGTGGGTGAACTGCAGTACATGCTCCCTCAAAAGGATCGCTTGTTTCTTGGAGTTTTAAACCAAGAAGATCGAATCCTCTTTCAAATGTTTCTTCCCATTCGGATCGTGACTCTTTATCAGACTCATATCCGTCTATAACTTGCATACCTATCTCTTGTAATTTATCCTCATCAAGAGTATCTACTAAATTACCAAAGTGTTCTCCTTCCATAGGCTCTATGTCAAACTCTTCTTCTTCACCTTCTATCTCAAACTCAACCTCACCATCTGGACCTAACTCTAGCTTCTCTTCTAGTCTATCAATTTCTATTGCTTGTTTAGTTCCATCAAATGGATTACGTTCTACAGCCATTATATCATCCTTTGTGTATTATAATTATTATCTGGGTTTCTTTCTACTCTACCACCTTTTGCACTACCTTGTGATTTTCCATATTTACGAAGAGCATCTGCTAGTTCTTCCATACGTGTACCTATGCCACGCATTCCTTTATTAAAACCTTTTTCTGTTTTAGATTCTCTATACTCTTTATTATCTAAAAACTCTTCTGCTGCTAATTCAAACTTACCATCAGCTATTAATTTTTTTGTTAGTGGACTACCACTTAAGCCACCTCTGAACCATGAACCTAACATAGGAACTCTTAGTTCTTCTGGTAGACTATCAAAGTTTGGAATCTGTTCTCTTACAGCAGGTAATCTTTTTTTAATATCTATAATTAAAGATTCATCAACTTGTGCATCAGACCATTCTGTATCTTCTGTTACATCTTCTCCTGTATGACCATAGCCTATTGTCCAAGGCTCATTCTCTTTTGTAGTAGGTTTATAAGCTTTATTACGTCTTCCTTCTTTTTCTTTTATATGATCAATGTATGCACTATAATCTTCTTCTTCTCTAATAGGTTTTTGTTCAGGAGGTTGTAAATTAGAGAATTGACTAGGCATTACTTCTATACCTTCTTCAACTACTTCTTCTTCACCACCTGTAAATTGTTTTACTATATCAAATGGATTTAATCCTAAAAATGGGTTCATTAAAAATTCCAGTACGTTTTGTTTTTACTTGGCTTACTTTCATACTCAGGATCATCTGGATGTGTCAGATGCCACGAATCTTTTAAGTAATGTATAGCCATCGTCATTGCATCCACTTGGTCATCATGTTTACCATAGGGAAACTGTATTGCTTCAGCAAACAGATCTTCTCCCCAATCCTTTTGTCTTGGTATCCATACTCTTCCTGCTTCCATGATAGGGGTAGCAGCATGTACTCTAGCAATTTTATCACGATCTGGCAAGTAATCCAACACCGGAAGTCCAGCTCTACGTAAATCTTGTAGGAGTGACTGTCCTGATGCTTTCTTTTCTATTATACATATGTCTGGTCTGAACTCATCATAGAGTTCTTGTGCCACTCTTCTGAGGTCAGGATACTCTAGTCGTTCTCTATGATTACCTAAGAGTATGAGACTAGGGGCCCAGTATTCTCTACCTTTATGATCTTCTACCTGTGCTTCAAAGACACCCCATGTCTGTATTACACTATAATCTGCAGTAGATCTTGTGGAGAAAGCTGTGTCATAAGTCTGTATTATCTTGTCACATGTGGGTGCATCTTCCTCATCCCACCTCTGTAGCCATGAAGATTTTATGGCACCACCTTCATCTGGTGTAGGGTTCTGCATATACAATGCATTCCAATAC